AAAGGTGTAAAGATTGGATCAAGTCCAGGTTCATCATTTACGGCAAAGAACGCTCTTAGATCAGCATCTTCTCCAACATGAGCAGCAACAATAATTTTAATTGAAGAAGCAGAATTTTCAAGAACAATTTCCTTAGAAACGTACTGACATCCTGTAGGATCTTCTTCAATAGTATCTACTCTAGAATCTGTAGCGAAGTTTGTAATAACATCATTAACTCTATTTGAAGTAACGATAGCATTAACTCTTTGAGCATCAATAACAGGACTTATGCGACTATCAGTCGTATTCAATGCAAGACTCATTTGCATAGACTTGCTACCAACAATATTTGTCAACTTCAAGTCTTCATTAACTTTAGATGCAATCATTCTTGGAGTATCAAAATAATTCTTTTGATTTATTGTGATATCTTCAAATCCTGCATCAATATATGGAATTTCATTTCCACTGAAACTCTTACTTGTGGTTGTTCTTACCTGAGCGGTAATATTTGTTCCAGAAACAGTAAGGTTTTGAACTTGTGGTGTAATAATTTCAAATGGCATGTTTTGAGTAGCCCTTACATCTCGTCCACCAGTGGATTTCGTCTCTCCGATATAAAGTTTTGGATGACCAATGTCAGTGCTTCTATCAGTCCCTGTAGTGGCACTCATATCAATTTTAACTTTATATGAGTCAAAAGTAAATGGGTTCAGTTGAGTTACATTATTTAAATTGTGAGTTGCATTAATTCGTTGTAGGTTTATTCCAGAATTTTCATACTTGAATACTGGTGTTCCAACTGGATAAGTTCTTGGTTCAGACCCTCTAACAATGTTTCCACCAATTGTATTTCCAGAAACATTCGTATATTGAATAATTTCTTCTCCAATTAACAAACGTCCGACATTAGTTGTTCCAACACCAACACCTTCGAAAGATGAGAATGTTGTTGCACCGCCAACTACAATTCCACCAGTAGATCCTGAGGTAAATTCTGCAGTTAGTTTAGTTGGTCTAACATCTGGAAGCACTCCAGATATTGTAACCATATTATCTGCAAAATACATTCCATGATTTTGATGGTTGACTGTAAAGTGCGTTCCATCATTATCAATGTTAATGGTAGATATTTGAACATCACCACCAGTTCCGAGTCCAGCACTACCAGAAGAATTGAGTTCTGTGGTAATTCCTGAACTGTTGACATACATTAGTGTTTTTGCTGCACCAACAACAAATTCACCTTGAACATTATTAAATATAAGTTCATTAGTGATTCCAATTCCTGCAATTGTCAATCTTGCATTTGTGCCAACCGACGCTGCTCCAATAGTATCGATGCCAACAACGTCACCGACCTGATATCCAGATCCACCATTATTTGCAATTGTTGCTCCACTAGCAACAATGCTTCCATTCACAATACTAATGTCCGCTGTTGCACCTCTACCGTTACCGGTAAGAGTGATAAGATTGACTCCAGTAAAGGTTTGACTTCCATCTGCAGGAGTGTATCCTAAACCAGCATTACTGATGTTAAGATTACCTACAGCAGATGCTGCTACTCCTACCAAATCTCCAGTTGCATTTGTTCCTTGTTGTGAGAAAGTGTTTCCAATTTCATAAGAATCTGCTACTGTAGTTCCAAGACCAACTCTAATTTGTCTAGAGTTCATTATAATTGAATCTGGAAGAAGTTTTGGAATTTGATTATTCCCTCTTGTAAGTTCTGGACTATAGAATTCTACAGATCCATTCTCAAGGAAATCTGCTCTATAGAGAGTAAACTTCAAATCTTCCCATTGACTTGGTTCCCATGTAGAAGCATTCTGCGATTTAAAGAGTGATCCAAGATACGGTTGGTTTGAAATAAATGTATCAGTCAAAAGATCATTCTCACCAATTCTTGAGATATAAACACTATACTTGGTTGAGTTAGATGCTAAACAAATTGCATATTCAGTTCCACCCTCGCAGTAGACAGGTGCTTTGAACTGAACATTTGTTGCAATAGATCCGTCAGCAGAAGTTTGAATTTCATCTGGATCAAGAACAATTTCGGAGAATGGAAGAACTTTGGGTGAAGGAGCTCCATTTACCATTGTTCTCAATTGGAAGACGACGGGAATATCCATGTCATCTTTTGTTCTAAAGAACACATCACAACTAGTAAGGAAACAACCTGTATTGTCCTCAACTAAGAATGATTGTGCAAGCGGATCATACCAAGTAATAATAGTTTGAGTTCTTGTTTGTGTAGAAATTACTGTACTCTCAACAACCTCTGTTCCAAGATCTCTATTAACATTTCTACTTTGAAATTCATTTTTAAGTTCAACTCTTGCATTTCTAACAGAGATAATATTTTCTTGAACTGTTTCTAAAGTTCCTGTAGAAGCAAATCCTTCCTCTGCAATAGTAACTGCTGCATCTTGATTATTATCAATATCATCAGTTAAAGTAAAGGTTTTAGTTCCAGTTTCAAACCTTGGGAAAGTTGCATTATTAGGATCTGGGATATAGTAACTACCAATTAAAGTGGCAGATATATCAGAAATAAGTCTAATGTTTGATACTTTTGCAATAGCACCGCTTGTTTGACCACGGAGACTCATTCCTTCTTGTGCCCACCCATAATATTGACCTTGAGCTTCATTAGAAAGAGAGAATGTATCAACATTTAATATTGTTGATGTTGAAGAATATGCACTTGACAAATCTTGCAAGTTATATGGATTTTGGCGGAAAGTTTTGGTTGGGGAATCGTAAGGACCTTCTCTATGATTCGATTGTGATACTCTAAATCTGATAAAAGGTGCTGATGGAAGAGCAGTTGCGCCAACATCACCAACAACAGGAGTGGTTCCAACAATAGTTTCTCCAACCTCAAATACACCAGACTCCATTGTAATTTCCATCAACTTAGGAACACAATACTTAGAAATATCAACACCATCAAAGAATGCATAAAGTCTGGTAAGTGGTTTGACTTTCTTAGAAACAAACTCTACGTTTCTAGATCTCATGAATGGAATAAGATCTCTACTTATAACTCTATCGCCAACAGATTCACGATCAAACTGTTCAGTAACAATTGTTCTTACACCGCTTCTAGAAGTAGTTCCAAACTCTCTTGTTGTTCTGAGTCTTTCTTCAGTAACTGAATCAGTTACTTGTCTTGTATTGACTCTTTGTCGTGCTCTACCACCAAATCCTTGACGATGAATCGTATCAGGACCATTTTGAATCACTCTTGTTCTAGTTGATTCAACTACATCAACACCAGTCCAGTTAGTTTCCCAAGAATCCCATATCATAGGACCAAATCCAGTTTGTGGATCAATAGTTCCAGATTCAACAGCATCATTAAATGTTTCTACATAATTACCTTCTGCTTCAATAATTTTTGCTTCAAGTCTTGCAGTATCTACCCAATTATCAGATGCAGGTGTAAGTTCAAGAGTTCCATTCCAGAAACTAATTAAGAACGGAGTAACACTCTCAGTTCTAGTAGCAAAGTTTTGTTTGATATATTCAACTTCGGCATAATCAAGTGTTAAAACATCATTTTGCTTTCTAACATTGTTACCTTCAACTATATTAAAATTCAAGTCTGCAGTTGGATCTGTATCAACAACTGGACCAAAAATCATATCAACAGAATTAGTATAATGTCTTGGTCTTAATTCATTAAACTTCCTATCAATGGCGTTATTAATTTTGAATGAACTATCTTGTGCTAAGAAATCATTAAAATTATCAACAAAGAATCCAGACTTAAATCTATTCAGTCCTTCACTATCAGCAATGAAAAGATTGGCAGTTTCTTTTTCTAAGAGGGAAAGGGTTGTATAGTATTCAAGACTCTTGATTCTATTTTCAAGTTCCTTGATATCTTCCATCCTAAATCTTTTATGCTGCATAAAAGATAATTTTGCATCTTCTGGACGATATAGATATGCGGGAAGATCAATTCTGCAAACTTCGAGTGCATCATTAACTGGATCTGGTCTCTGTGGATTATCTGATGGCGTTCCATATACAACTTGGAATTTTCCATCTTTTGATAAAAATACTCTATCAACTCTTCCTTGATAGTATGAGACATCTGTCAGAATTGCTTCATCAGAAGCCAATACATTTGCTGCAGATTGTCCAGATCCATTAAATGATCTACCTAAGAATTCTAAAGGTGATCTAGACCCTTCAGTCGCAGTATAATTAGAAACTCTTGGTCTGATATCAATAATATCAGAGTTTCTATAGATATCTACGGATTTAATTTCATCACTATAATCAAACTGCCCATATGAATTAACAGTTGTTATATCTCCATCATCAGTGCTAGAATATGAAGCACTTGAGAAATAAACTTTTATTTGCTTAGATGGAGCAGAAGAGTCACTCTTTCTCTTTACTCTACCATGAGAATAGAAAGTATCTTCTTGTCCAGTTTTAAATGTGTAGTTTGATGATATATTAAAACTAGGAGTTGAAAGAGTCGATACTAATGCAGCTGCATTTGATTCTTGGAACTCTAGAGTTTCTCCTTCAATAAATGCAATTTCATTTTTGTAGAGGAAAGAGATTGAAGAATCATTTAATTTTTCTGCAACTATAGCAACAGAACCACTTGTTTGCCCAATTAGTTGTTCACCAATCAACAATTCTGCAGTTGTAGTTGACTGGGTATTTAATGATTGAAGAGAAACTTGAGGACAAGATGGTGAATTTGTATCAGAAGATTCAAAAATACCATGAATTTCAATAATATCTGGAACATTCAATGAAATAACTTCATCTTCAACTCTAGTTCCGAAAGGATAATTTCCAAATGTAAGTCCATTATTTAAAGTGGTAGCACCAATTCCAGATCCTGCAAGTTTTGACAGATTTACAGTAACAGAATTTACTCTGTTTTTAATTTTTTCCTTTGCTTTTGGTTTTACTTTTCTAAGTGTTGCAATTAAAGTGGCACCAGTATCATTTGCACCCAAATTACGAATTTGTAAAGTATTTCCAGTCGTAGAGATATCAAATTTATCTCCACTTAATGCTTCTGTAACTCCATTAGATCTAACTAAAAGATATCTCTCTTCATCAAAGGGAAGGAAAGTCTCATTAGCACTGGATACAACTTGTGTAGATAATTCATTACTTGCAATATTTACAGTAAATGTTTTTCTAATTACTAGAGATGCCTCTGCAAGATCTACATTAGAAACATTGACTTTTGGTAAAGGGGTGAATAGAGAATTTCCGGATGAAGGTGCTAAGTTTGTTGTAAGAACTTTAAGATCAGTCACACTTAAAGTTGATGCTGGAAGGAATCCACTTGAAATTCCAGTTACTGCAGTAACTCCTTCTACAGAAACATGGGTTGTTCCTACACTAGTAACTCTACCAATAATAGGATCTCCGTCTAGTCCTGGTGTGGTGTCACTATATTGAATAAGATCATTTTCTTTTACAATATTTCCTGGGAATGATGGATTTGCACTTCTTATTGTACTTACACCACTTGAAAGTGGACTTACTGTAGCAATACCAACTAAGAATTTATTAGATTGGATTACATCAGCACTGAAAGTATTAACTCCAACTACACCATTATTTGTTCCATATATTGACTTGACATCAGAAAGTCCATGCTCAGTAATAGCAATAGCAATTCTTCCATTTTGAATTCCATTAAAAGTAAGTTTCTCATTTGGTATAAATGTTCCACTTGTTTCATAGACTGTAACTGCCGTTCCAGCAGAAACTGCATGTCTTAAGAAACCAGTAGCTCCACTACTATCACCTTTAATAAATGTGGGAATTGATAAAGTATGTGCCTGATTTAATGCAATATCCGTAATTGTTTGAACATCATAGAGTGCAAGGTTCCACTCATTCTCGTTTGCATTAGATGTACTATATGATCCAGACTCTAATTTGAAGTCATATACTCTTGCAACTCCAACTTCATTTCCTGGAAGAGTTTCTGAACTACTTCCAACTCTTTGATCTCTTAAACTTACAAAATAAGTATTACCAAGACCAACTGTAGGTGTTCTATAAACCCTATTCAATCTAAGTGTTGGACCTGTGCTGTAAATTATATTTTGATCTTCAATGATTCTTGTTGTTCTTGGTTTATTAACATCCAAATAAATTGCATTTAATGTTTCAATCTCATAACCCTTAACATATGCTTTTCCTGGGGAGATTTTATATAGACTAAGACCATTGCTAGGAGTTACCCCACCTGGAGTAAACTGTCCTGCATTAAAAATGCCACCATTACCAACTCTATCATTTAAAGAGTTTAAAACTGTAACATCAAATGGTTTTACATAATAATGTCCAGACTCATCAAAAGTTCTTCTAGCAAGAGTATCAGTTAAATCATTAAATCCAAGACTACCACCAAAAATACTTTTTCTAACTTCAGTTTGAAGAACGCCATTGATTACTGTAGCCAGTAAAATAAAATTATCATCATTAAAATCATCAAGTGTTTTTTTAAATAGACTTACACTAATTCTAAGTCTATCTGCGCCTGGAGCTGCATAATTATTAAATCCTTGAGAATTATCATTTAGAGTTTCATCTAAATCTGCATTTATAATTTCTTCATTTACAAATAATCCAATCCTATAACTAGGATTATTTGAATATTGATCTAAAATTAAAGTTTCCTTATTTACAGTTACAAAATTTCCCCTTATAAAATAAACTCCATTATCGATTTGGAAAGAAGAACCAATAGCAGAAGCATCAGATTCAACTGTTGATGCTAATGGAGATCCTGCAGCAATAGTGGTGTTTCCAAGCAAACCTGAAGAAATAATTTCATTGCAAGAAATTTGCTCTCCATCTAAAAATGTTTGAGATGAATTGTTTGATGTGCTAGAAGAGAGGTAGTTTACGTAAAGTGTAAGATTTCCATTCTCAGAATCTTCTGGTTGTAGAATAGAATCTACAAAAGCAGTTACTCCAGACCTTTGCCCAGTTATTTTTGTTCCAATTAACTGATCGGCATATGCAGATACAGGAACCCCTTGAAATGCATTCTCTAATTGAACACAATAATATATTTGGTTATATCCAGTATTTCCTGGAATTACTTTAGCACCTTCTTTGAAAAAATGCTGACCAAATTTTTCAATCTGGTCTTGCAGCATAGACTGAAGACTAGTTAATTCTCTAGCTTGTACTGGATATCCTGGTTTAAATAGTACCTTATGATAATCGTTCGTGGGGTCAAAATCGTCAAAGTAGGGAGCTACATTGAGGTTCGTTTGTTGTGGCATAATTCTTTAGAACTGCAAAATAACTTTTATGTCTTCCTTTTGGTTTGACGATCTTGTAATAGATGGTCTGTTATCAACGTAAATTATATTACCAGAATGTTTTTTAACCTCTGGGTTGGCAACACCACTCTCAAAGGTTTGACCAAGATAGTATGTACGATTATTTATTACCGTAGATATACCCGAGAAGTTTTCATCAATAGTCAAATTTACTCCCGTAGATGGTGAAATTGTTAATGCTCCACCTGTTCCTGGAGATGATGTAAAATTCTCTAGACTAAATCCATATTGAGGTTGAGTCTGAGCAATTCCTACAGTATTAAATCCAACAAGAGATCTGTCTTGCCAGTACTTAAGAACTCCAGTATTTTGATCATAACTTACAACTCTACCAACAGCTGTTGATCCTGTGGATACTGTTTGAGTAAAATAAGAATCTGCAGTAAATATTGCAGTACTATATCCAGATCCAACTAATTTTAATGCTCCAAGAGCACTAGCCTTATCTACGGATAGGACACTTGAAGATCCAAATTGCTCAGGATTTTCTACAACACCAACTCTGGCAATTTGATTTCCAGTTATAAAATCTGGATTATTATTATCATTTTCAATTCTAGAATACATGAGAACATTATATGCTCCCAATTCTCTATATACATCTGCACCATGTCCACCTTGAGGTGACATTATAACATTAAAAGTTGGTCTTGTTGTTCCTGTTGGAACTCCACCCGCTTCTAAATCAACATTCCCATATGTATAATCGGATCCTTGATTTGAAACGGTAACTCCACTTACTTGTTGGTTTCCATCAATAATAATGGTGCATTGTGCTCCTGATCCATCACCTTTAATGGGGACAGATGTATATGTGGAGTTTGCGGTTCCAAGTCCAACACCTTTATTAGTGACAGTTACAATCTTAATTGACCCATCTACTGCATTATCTCTAACTGCAGCATTATCAGTGGAAGTTGCCCAATCTGATGGGACAGGTAGGTAATCTGTAGACTCAAATTTAGCAACATCGCTTGGTTTAATACTGAAAAGATATTTCCAGATATAACCATCACCACTGGTTCCTGCAGATCTTGGTTCTAAATCTGTAAATGTTGGTTCATCAAGAGATGGTCTTCCGGAAGGATTATCTACATCAAGTCCATTTTGAAGACAAATATAAACTCTAAAATCACTATTCATAACAAAATAATTTGCCAGATATAGTGATGTTGAACCAGAAACTACAGCAGTATTTGATCTACTATAATCATGACGATACATGTCATAACTTGTTCCTGAGGACCAAACAAGTTTGGGTACAACTTGCCTTACATCAGCAGTATTGATTTTTTTCAAGGCCACCATGGTGTCCCAGTAATCATTTTCCTGATCAAAATTGTCTTTAGGTGATGGTGGATCAATATCCCAATCAACCTGATAATCTGCAGGATTAGTCAATCCAATGAAAGAATAATATGAATTGCTGGCATTAGAAACACCAGCAACAAAATTCTTTGCATTTAATATTCTAATCTGATCAGTTATAATAGCAGCCATTTGACGGACTTTTTTTCTTTATTTATTAGAGATTAAAGATCATAATTTTTAAATTTTAGGAAGTTTGATCTAACGACCATAGTCGCAGTTGAAATTCCAGATCCTTCTGCATAAGAAGAATAAGAATTTTCTTTACTTCTTGCTTCTATATCAATTCTTCCCCAACTAAATGACCCAAAGAAATCTGAAGTTGTAATTCCAGAGGATCCATAAGTAAATTGATTTACCTTGGTAAACACCCTACGCACATAAGTTGAAATTCCAGATATGCTTGTGGAAATTGAAACTGCACTGTCAACTTCATAAACATTATCTGCAAAAACAGTTCCTAATCCTATTGTACTACCTGAGGCATCCAGAGATAGTACAGAGGTTGAACTAGATCCAACATTAGAATTTTTAACAACAAAGTAATCATTTTTACTAATAGAACTAATTGTTAATGCCGTTCCTGCGATATTAGAATCTCTAAGGAAAGAATCATATGGAATGTGAATATCAAAAATAAGTTGTGTTCCAATTCCAACAGTGGTTGTCCCAAATCCAACAATTACACCATTATCTCCAGAGTAGGTATTTACAGATACCTCTTCAGTATTATGTGATGGTGGTGCGATTAAAACAACAGGAGCACTAATATTAGTATATCCAGTTCCAGCATTGGTTATTGTTATACTTGTAACAACTCCTGCAGTAATAGATGATGTTGCGGTCGCTGTCGTTCCAAGTCCAACTGATTGAACTGTACTTCCAATAGTCACTACTGGAGCAGAACCATATCCTGATCCTCCATTAGAAATAGATATTGAGGATATTGTTCCCAATCCAGTAACAATAGCAGTTCCAGCTGCACTTACTTTGGAATCTTGTGAAATAAATTTAATTTTCTTTTGGAATGTTAAATCAGTATCATTCTCATTTTGAGAATCAAATGTTGGTCTCAAACTATCAACATATATTGCTGTAGATCCAACTCCAACAGATTTTGTAATATATGCACTAGGATTAATGACTGGTTCATAAAGTTCTCTATTTTTACCAATAGCAATCTGATCAATAAATATGTCTTCAGTCTGTTTGCACCAAACAACTGGTCTTTCTAAAGTAACATCTTTAGTATTTCCAGGTCCGGAATATGAATTAGTTTGAACTATATTTGTAGATTTGATTAAATCCACAACTCTCTCATCTTCATCCAAAGATGATGCTTGTCCAAGTGATGCATCATGTTTAATTTGAAGGGTATCACCCTTTTTAACAGTTTCAATTATATTTCTAAAGATTACATCAGTATCTCCTGTTCCCTTATAGAACATAATACTAACAGAATCACCAACTTTCAATCCTTCAGTAAATGTTACAATACTTCCTCCATCAAAAGTATATCCTTCACCAGGAACTTGAAGTATGTTATTAACAAAGATAAGAAGAACATCTTGGACATTAATCTTAGATCCTTTTCCAGAAACAATTGAAATTGAGTTTCCTGCTAGAGACAGTGGGAAATTTTTTCTAGATCCATCAATAAAATCATTAATATCGTCTAAAACTTGCAATTGTCCAATAGACCAACCAGCAAATTTATCATTAATAACTTCATCTATGGTAATTTTAAACTCAGAGAAGGATGAAGTTGTTGGTATTCCTGTAGATCCACCAATTGGAACAGTTAATATTTCACCATTTCCAAATCCATATCCAGTATTTTTAATTGTAAAATCAATAACACTTGATCCTTGACCAACAACAATATCAACTACGGCACTGGTTCCAATACCAACTGAACTGGAAGAATATTGTAATGGAATATTTGAATAACTTAATGGGTCATCAAATACAACAAATGGTTGATTTGTTGATGTGTATCCAGATCCTGGATTTGTAATCGCTACACTTACAATATTACCACCACTAATAGCAGCGGTTCCGATAAATTGAATGTTTCCAGTTCCAGTGCTAGAAGTTCCAACACCAACATTAACTATAGTTTGAATTCCAACCCTATAACCAGAACCACTATTTCCAATACTAATCGAAGAAATAGTTCCAAGACCAGAAATTACAGCAGTTCCTCCAGCAGAAATTAAAGGTTGATATCCAAGACCTGCATCTGAACCTACTGAAACAATAATTCCCCCTTTAGGGAAACTAGAAATGCCTACATCAGGACCAAGTGGAACTGTATTAGTTCCTTGGAAAGCGATTGAAGAAATACCCGATGATTCCGCAATTACGTATCCACCGTTCAATCCAGGTGTTTGGAAAACATCATTAACTAAAATAACTGCATTCTCAGTGGAAATTCCAGAAACATTTGAATCATTTTGTTCCAGAGTAAATTCGCTTGAAACAGCATTAAATTGACTTGATATATTATCAAAAATATAATTTTTATGATAAGAATCATCAGAAGTATTTTGTACTCCAGATCTCATAAAACTTCTACCTTGGAAACTAGAACTTGTTGTTATACCAGTCCAATCTCTTTCATCTGGTGGATTTGTAGTAGATCCAATTGGAACATTTCCAAATGGTGCTTCTACAAAGTTCAAAATATTATCAACAATATTATAATTGCCGGAAATTTTAGTTACAAGAGTTCCCGTTCCATATCCAGACAAGACAGTTCCCAACCAAGGTCTACGAACTCTAATGGTATTTGTACTTCCAATACCTACACCTTCTATCTTCATAATCTCATTACCAATCTGAATAATATCAGATCCAAAGAAAGATGTAATCCCGCTAAATTTAATTACATTATCAACAGATTGAACTCGATCAGCAAGTACTGTTGTTACTGCTGTAGATACAACAGGAGACTGAATAACATTGTCAATAGCAACAATAACTTTAGCATTTTGATTTGTTGCTATGAATCTATGAGAAGTTCCAATACCAACACTTTCAAGATCTACAACTACTGGTATCGATTTGAGTGCATTTTCTGCACTGGTTGCAATTTTAATTAAATTATCATCAACTTTTACAGCATATAAATTTTCATCTGGAAGGAATGTGGTGTTAGAAGTTCCAACAAAACTTGCTGTCGCAATACCAATGGCAGATGAAGCCGTTCCTACATGATTATATCTAATTTTTTCTCCACTCACAAAGAAATGATTTGGAATTTTAATAGAGTTGGTTGTTACATTTATAACATCACTACTATTACCTAAGAAATATCTTTCAAAGATTTTTTCATTTTCATGAGTTAGTTCAAATTCTCTCTTAATATCATTATCTGTTCCAAAATATTCTCCAATAGAATCATTAATAGTTGCATTTGTAAAAGATATTTCAGATGCTAAATCAGTATTTTCATTTACAGATAGAGCATTCATGCATACATTGACCACTGTATTAATACTTGCATTTGGAGTAAATACAAGAGATACAGTTCCTGCTGCAGAAACTCTAGATCCAAAGGTTCCAAGACCAGAAGCAGTTTCGATATTTGCATATTCAGTCATGTAAGTTTCACGACCTTGAGTGGTATCAACATAATCATCAACAACCACTATTTCAGACAACTGAATTGAAGAGTTGGTTGTATCAGTAACTTGAACTACAAAATATGCTCCATCAAAATTATTTGGATAGTCGGCAACGGTATTAATTCCAGGAGATCCCGATGAAGGTATGGTAGTAGTTCTTCCTTCAATTTGAGATCTTCTGAGATTTATTGTGCCAATTCCTGTAAAAGTATTACTAGAAAGTCCAACAACAATAGTGTTTATTGCTCCAGTTGTTGCAATACCAACAGCAGTTGGAATAAAATCTACTTTTAGATTAGTTCCGTCAATATATGCATGATATGTTCCAAGACCAGTTTCAGAATACTCTCCAATACTCGTTGACAATCTTCCATACTCTAGCAATTCAATATCAGATCCTTTATGAATAATATTTAATTCAGTTGCTTCAAATTCATCATTTCTTGAAATGTCTGGATTAATATTAACTAAAACTTTTGCACTTGAATATGTGTGTCCAATTGAAACAATTGTCTTAGTTGTATTTGATGGTATTTCAATACTATCAGTATCAATTAGAACAACTCCACCAAGACTTGTACTGCCGGTTCCAAGTACAACATCATCCAAATTATATGAAAGTGTAGAGACATCATAATCATTAACTGAAGAGTTGACTGGGTGGAATTCCAAACGTCCATCAGTTCCAGTAATCGAGAAGTCAAAAGAACCTTGATCATATGCAGTTTCAACTCTAGCATATTGATTCATGTATGCTCTAGAATTGTCATGAAGAAGATCAACAAGCATCAATTGTCTTTGAGCTACAAATCTCTTATCTCTTATGTAAGTAATATATTTTTGGAATCTATTTGATGTGATTGCAAATGTATCAACAATACTAAAATCCGTTGGTCTTGGATTACTATTAAACTGACCACTAATATCATCAATTGATAAAACTCTATTTCCAATAGATTCGAAATAATCCGTTAAAATTCTATTTGAAAATATAATTTCATTAGAAATAAACTTAGAATTTTGAGATAAATTATTTTCAGTAACTAAATCAAAATCATAGACACAATTTAAACTTGCAAATCCGTCAAGTTGATTGACTACACTAACATTTGTAGTATTTGTTGTAAGTCCAACAGACATTACATTAGTGTTTTTTGTTTCCAGTTGATAATCAGAGAATTTTTTAAATCCTAAAGTATGATTGAGACTAGCAACCGAATCCTCCCAAGTGGAATATGGAACTTTTGATTTTAAAGAGTATGAGAAGTTTTGATAATAAAAACTATCTTGAATTTTTTGAAGGTCATTATTTAAGAATCCAGTATCATTCTGCCATCCTTTAATATCTTTTGAAAATGCATCTAAATTTATATAAACATCAAAACATTCTATAGAAGATGCGATTCCTTGAGTTTTGGAACTAGATCCCTCTACAATCTCTCCAATAACAAATTTTTCAGAAGAAGAAACTCTAAGAATACCAGTTTTACTATTCCAACTATCTACAATTCCTTTTGCCGAATCAGAAATTGCAGGTTCTCCTACAATATAATTATTTGTATTCAGTTCTACCGCAAAGGATGGAAAATGTTTTTGGGCAAGAATTTTTCCTGAAGAATTTACAGAATCAAATGTACCTACAATTTCTCCATTAGAAATAAACTCAGACATATCAAACGATACATCTCCAATACCACCAAGGTTTTCATTAGTTGAAGTTACAGTGAACAACTGATAATCATATGCAGAAGAGTTATACCCCTTACCAGTTGA